ATCCTGGCGGGTCTTAGGCCCTTTCAGCTTTCTGTATTGTGAAGGGCTGGGAACGCCTTCCTCATTCAGGGTCTTTGCGATCTCTGTCACGCCGGTTCCCTCAGCTGCCATCCTGAATATTCTCCGAATGATTGCTGCGGCTTCCTCGTCTATCAGAAGAGTATGTTTGTCCTCCGGATCTCTCCGGTATCCCATCGGCACCTGCCCGTCCACATAATGTCCCTTCTTCCTTCTCTGCGTCTTGGCAGAGCGGACCTTGGCGGAAAGATCTTTGCTGTAGGCAGCATAGACGATATTCCGCATGACCACATCCAGTCCTCCGGTCGTTCCCTTGTAATCATAGCTGTCATAGCCGTCATTTACAGAGATGAACCGGACACGGAGAAATGGAAACAGGCATTCCAGATAATCGCCGATCTCGATATAGTCACGGGAAAAGCGGCTGAAGTCTTTCACGCAGATCAGGTTGATCTCGCCCTGCTTTACCTGGCTGATCATTCTCTGGAAGGAAGGACGGTCCGTATTGGTGCCGGAGAAGCCATCGTCAACAAATTCTGTTCTCGGGAAGGAAGCCAGGTCTGCTTTCTGATCGAGGTACCGGTTCAGCAGCATGCGCTGATGCACGACACTGTTGCTCTCATCTTTTTTTGAACCGGTTTCTTCATCCGCATTGGAAAGGCGGATATACACTGCAATCCTGTAATCAGGCATTCATCTCCGCCTCCTTCTGTCTGATGTCCTCCATGTACTGTTTCGCACATTCATAGATCTCATGATATTTCATGGTGAGAATCACATCCTTGCTTTCTGTTACCTCAACACGGTCGATCGCTGTGTCCACCAGCTCCTTTGTAAGTTCCGCGGCACCGCTGACCTCTCTCATCAGCGTGATCCACTTATTGTCCGCTGACAGCGATTCCAGAAAATCGTTCCTTCTCATAACCGCTTCATCCAGCTGTCTGTTCAGCTGTTCGTAATCCCGGTCATAGGATTCTTTTGCGTAGTTGTATTCCATCTCATCCAGAATGCCGTCTGCAAAGTCTTCATAAAGCCGGGCTCTCTTATTGGCCAGCCCCTTCAGCCGGAGGTTCAGGCTCTGAACTGCCGCGTTCAGCTGCGTCCGGATGTCTGTCGCTGCCCGGCTGTCCCGGAGTCCTTCCAATACCTTCTCATAATCAAGAGCTGTCTGCGCCTGAAGCTTGATGGCTTCCAGAATCTTCTCATGCAGCTTTGCCTGTGACAGATAGTGCTGGGTGCATAATTTGTATTCAGAAGATCTGTATCTGGCGCATTCGTAGACACCGTAATACGGACTTGTCTTTCTATTCCTTCTCCTGACAAAATGAAGCTTTCCGCCGCAGTCCGGGCAAAAGGCTTTCCCATTCAGGAGATCAACCAGCTTGGCACGCTGCGCTGCTGTCGATTTTCGGACGCTATGAAAAGCCTTATCGTTGGAATCCAGCACTCTCTGTGCCCTTGCATAATCATCCCGGCTGATCAGCGCTTCATGATCGTCCGGCGTGATATACCAGTCTTTCGGATCGACCTTCTGCTCCTTGATCCCCATATAGATGGCGCTTCTTGTCCGTCCAAAAGCTTTATCTCCGACATAGATGGGATTCTTTAAAATAATGCGGACCGTCGTGGAAACCCAGGAAGCATCCTCCCTGTTTTCGCCAACTACAAATCCTGTCGGAATCTCGGCACGATTCAGGCGCCGTGCTATTTCATGCAGCGACGCTCCTTCCAGGAACCAGCCAAAGATCTGTTTCACGTAGGCCGCATAGGGATAGAAGGGAACAATGGCTGTTTTGTCTTCGTTCCATTTGTAGCCGTAAGGGATCCTCCGAAGAGTGAATGTTCCTTGCTCCCTCTGTACCTTCAGGGCCGCGCTAACCTTCCTCGATATGTCCTTGGAATACAGATCATTGATCATATTCTGGAGGGGGATCATCAGGGATTCGTTGCTGCCGTCCGTCGCAAAGGAGTCATATTGTTCCTTGACCGCAATGAAGCGGACATCCAGTTTCGGGAAGATCCGTTCAAGATAGGTGCCGGTCTCGATATAATTCCTTCCGAACCGGCTCAGGTCGCGGACAACGATGGCCTTGATCCTGCCGAATCTCACATCCTCCATCAGGCGGTTGAATTCCGGCCTTGAAAAGACCGTGCCGGTATATCCGTTATCGACATAGGTCTCAATCAGGTTCAGATAGGGACAGGTTTTGACATATTCCCTGCAGACCTCGATCTGTGTCTCAATGGCAGCTCCCTTATCATCCTTACCGCTGTTCTCAACGGAAAGCCTTGCATAAATAGCTGTGGCATATTGCTGTGATACCGGAACCTTCTGAGCGGAGGAGTTGGCATCTGCTGTGTTCTTTCTGCTTTTTCTGGCCATAACATCGCCTCCTTATACCGCAACATCCAGTTCCTCAGCACAGCTCCTGACCATCCGGCAGGCTGCTTCGAACTCTTCTTTATATTTGAAAATGATCTCAATCCTGTGATCCTCGTGGATCAGGATCCGGTCCACGATCTCCATGAGGATTCTCCGGTTCAGTTCCCCTACGCCTTCATTTTCACGGAAAAGCTGTACCCAGTGACGCTCTGTCATGCCGGTGATGCTGGCTTCTTTCTGCTCCCGCTTCACCCTCTCCAGGGCGGTTTTCCGTTCTTCGATAATGCCGGTGTAGCGGTTCCGGAATTCCATATACTCTTCTTTATTGATCACACCGTCCGCCAGGTCTTCATACAGTCTCAGTTTCAGTCCCTGGAAACGCTCGATCTCTTCTTCCAGCTTTGTGATCTGGGCCTCATAGTTGAAAATTGCCCGCTTTGCAGACGGCAGCTGATTGGCTCTTTCGAGCGCTGCGTCAACGGATAGCACCAGTTCCACGTGATCATGGATTGCATGAAGGACAGCGGTTTCCACTTCTTTCACGCTGATGCTGTGAGAAGTGCATCCGTTCTTCTGCTTCGCCCCGGCGCACACGTAATAGGTGTATTTCTTCGTCTTCGATGGAACGGTCTTGCGGATCATGGTACTGCCGCAGTCTGCGCAGTAAACGAAGCCGGAAAGCACGTTCTCGTCATCGTCCTTTGCCGTGCAGCGCATATCCCGGCCAAGCATCATCTTCACCGCCATGAAGTCATGATGTTTTATGATCGGCTCAACTGCGTCCTCGACCTTGATCCATTCGCTCTCATCTTTGCTCTGGAGCTTCCGGACCTTGTAATTCGGGGTTCCGGTCTTTCCCTGTACCATGACGCCGATATAGATCTCATTCGTCAGTACCCGCTTGACCGCGTTATAGTACCACTGGGCTTTCTCCATCTGCTTAAACAGGGTGTCGTAGTTGATGCCCTGAGAAAGCTTATATTCCATCGGAGAAAGAACACCCATGGCATTCAGCTTGTCCACGATCCGGCAGATGCTCATCCCATCCTTATACATGGAAAAGATGGACTGCACCACCTCGGCAGCATATTCATCGATTACCAGGTGATTCCTGTTATCTTCAGCCTTCTTATAGCCATAAGGCGTATAGGCTCCAACATATTCCCCGTTCCTGCGCTTCACATCCAGGTTGCTTCGGATCTTCACCGAGACGTCCTTGCAGTAGGTATCATTGATCAGGTTTTTAAAGGGAATGATAAAGGAATCCGACTGGGGATTGCCGGTCAGCGTGTCATATGCGTCATTAATGGCAATGAACCGGACACCCAGCTGTGGGAAGATCTTCTCCAGATATCTTCCGGCTTCAATATAGTTCCGCGAGAACCGGGACAGGTCTTTACAAAGGATGGCGTCGATCCGGCCTTCCCTGATTGCCTGCTCCATCTTGCGGAAATCCGGCCTGTCAAAGGAGACGCCGCTGTATCCGTCATCGACGTAGGTCTCCACCAGTTCCAGGTCCGGATGCTTTGCGATGTACTCTTCACACATCGCTTTCTGGCTGACAATCGAATTGCTCTCCGATTTGTCACCGTCGTCCTTGGACAGCCTTGCGTAGATTGCTGTCCGATAAACTCTTTCAGACATAAAAACACCTCCGTTCTTCTGAAATCCAAATCAGAAGCCCGAAGGATCAAACTCACCGTATAACAATGACTTTAACCGCAAACACCTTTGCCTGCGGTTTCGTCCTGTCTTTTTCTTTAACCCATGTCTGATTATGACTCCGATCCCGATTCTTTTCAAGTTTCTCAAATACCGCTCAGATAATTAACAAAGCAGTCCTCAATGGTCGTATCTGTCTCAGCGAACTGGATCTTCACGACCGTATTCCCATCCAGGTAGCAATACGGATTTTTGATCTGCTCGACAAACTGCCGGATGCGCTCCTCCCTGGAGGCATTCGGGTCAATCCGCACCGAGCTGCGCTGAACCAGCGTGCTTCGGTCTACCTTGCTGGGATCGACCGCCCTGAGCGCTGCAAAATCAATGCTCTTCATTTTCGGCCTCCCTTCGTTCGTTTGTCCTGTAATCATTCGGGATCCGGATGATCCCCATGCTGATCTTTATGATCCTGTTGATTTCCCTCATATGCTCAGCCGGGACCCTGCCGAAATATTTCATCACCCGGCATTTATCAATCGTCTTGATCTGTTCCAGCTGCACCACCGATGCCGTCTTCAGTCTTCCGACCGGCGGCAGGATGTAATGTGTCGGCTGGTCCTTCTTTTTGTCGATATGCGAGGTCATCGTCGCAACGATGATCGTGGAGCTGTGAAGGTTTCCGGTGCTATTCTGCAGAACAACTACCGGCCGCTTGCCTCCCTGCTCCGATCCCTTGAAGGGATTCAGGTTTGCCAGGTATATATCACCCCGGCGATATGTCCAGCCTTCCTTCATTCCCATGTGCATCCGCCTCCATCAGAACTTCAGCGGCAGTGCCGACTTCCTGCTGGAACCGTTGTATGTCAGAAGCACCTGGTAGGTATATTTCTTGAAGCCCGGCATGTTGGAAGCCATCGCCTTACCTTCCCGGTAAATGATCAGAGGATCTACACGGCGGCAACGCTTGATGAGCCTCACCCGGTCATACTCTCCGTAATAGAGATCCACAAACCGGATCATGCCCTGTACGGTTTCTGCCCGGAGGGAGTCGGGATCACCGTCCCAGGCCTCCAGGATAATGGAAAGTGCTTCCTTATACCGGTGTGTGCCGACCTTGTGAAACTCCTTAAAAGCTGTCGCAATGCAGGCCAGCCGTTTCTTCCCTCGCTGTTGTCCGTAATCCAGCCGGAGGCCGGTGCTCTCTGTAGCTTTAAAGAAAGCTGTCGCTTCCGGATCCCCGGCAAAGATCAGTGCCCTGATTTTGGTACCTGCTGTCAGGCTGGCCGAGGCACCGGTCTGCTGCGCGAAAAGCATGGCTTCATCCGCTTCCGTCAGTCCATAATACACTTTGCAGCGGATCGGAAGATCCTTTCCCTTGTTCCGGTGCTTCCTGGCCGCAATGGTATGCTGCCCATCGAACACATAATAATGGCCGTCCCTGCAGCTCACCTTTGGCTCGTTGGCGATCCTCTCATCAAACTCGGCAGCAATCTTATGCACACGGGCGGTATTTAGTTCCCGCTGATAAGCTTCTCTTGGCACTTCCAGCTGCCGGCTGTTCAACGTGATTTCTCTGTAAGTCAGTTCATCTGATTTCATTGATCTGGCTCCTTCCTTATTTTGCTCAGATATGTAATCCCTTCTCCGGCCAGCGCCTGCACCTGCCGCCGGTATTTTTTCTTTCTGTAGGTTTCCGCATACGTTTCCAGGCAGAGGTCCCAACGGTCTGTCAGGCTGTGAAGCGCATCCTGCAGCTCATACAGCATGTCCTCCGCCGTTCCCTTCCCGTCTGAAGAAAGCATGTCATCTGAAATAGCCTGTATGGCTTGCAGCTCCTCGGCCCTTGTGCGGCGGCCTGCCCTAATCGTGCTGCCATCCATGTCCGGGCCATCCCGTAAATCGTCCGGGTCATCTTCCCCGGCATCTGCGCCGCCGTCATATTCATCCAGCGGCAAAACATGACGACGCTTTAAGCCCGAAGCGGAAGATGTATGCTGCAGTTTTCTGGTCATTTCCTCCCTCTGCTCCGGCTCCGCTTTTCCAATCGCACGGACGGACCGGTCTGTACTCTTCAGTTTCCCAGAAAGGATTTCCTGCTTCATGCCTGGAACTGCTTCCTCGGCAGCGTCAACGCCACGGGCGAATTCTTCTGCCCGGCGGACGAAGCGCTCACTGGCTCCGATCTCCTTCGCAATCCGCTCACTTGTCCGATCGGTCCGCAATGGGTCATTTTGTCCACTTGCGGTAAACTGACCTGCTTTATCTCTTTCCATGTCCCGGCGGCCGCCAACAGATTCCTTCTCTGCCTCATACTGCTTTCCGACCAGGTATTTCCGTTGTTCAGGTGTCAGGTTCCGCCGGCCAAGCTGGTTCTTACAAATCCATGCGATCACAGCGAACCGGTCCGGGAATTCTTTATCAAATGTGTCGTAAGGAATCTCCGGATGAGCCTGCACGACGCGGTAGCGGTTATGTCCATCCGCAATCACGCCATTCCAGATGATCAGGGGATTGATCACCCTGCCATCCGTCAGAATGTTTTCCTCCAGCTGCCGGAATTCCTCATCTGTAAGGGGAGGAATCTTCCCTGCAAATTCGGGATCAATCTTCAAATCCATTTTGTTCCTCCTGTGTAAAGGCAGGCCGCTGCCGCGATCATTGCTGACCGCACGGCAGGCCTGCCGTTCATCTTTATATGCTCGTCCTCCTATTTGTCCACGACACCCCGGAGAACACAGGTCATAAACCTGCATGGGAAATTCATCAGGCGGCAGATCTGCTGCTCTGCGCTCATGGGAGTCTCACCCCTCCGCGGTTCTCGCCGAGCCGCCCTTCGACGGAAGTATCATTATCCCCTTCCCCAGATCATGGCCTCCGCCGGGTGCAGTCCCGGCATTTGCAGTGGGTTTGACCCGCTCCTGATGAATACCTGCTTTCATAAAAAAGTGCTGCAGAATCCGTTCGATCATGGCGAACCCCTCTTAGGCTCCCTGGAAAAATCAAGAATCAGAATGTGCCTGATGAAATGTATATTCAGTTGTCAAAGTGCGCAAAGCAGCAAGTTCGCCGCTCTGAAGTTAGTGTAATAAATTGCGATCCTCGTTTTTAGAACATCTCCTGTTCGGATACCGATCCTCTTATGTTCGTTCGTAAGGATTATCCGATTTCCTCTGCTATGCTGATCAAGCTGTCGGCAACAGCAAGAAGATCTTTCCGCAGCTTTCCGTTTCCGTAATTTACGCCAAGCAGGAGATAGTCCAGGCTGACATCAAAATAAGCCGCAATCTCTATGACCAGTTCAACTGAACCGGCACTTCGTCCGGACTCAAGCCGGCGAAGGTGGACATCTGAAATGTTCAGTTCTTCTGACAGCCTTTCCTGCGTCATGCCTGTTCGTTCCCTTAATAATCGTATTCGTTTTCCATATTCTTCTTGGTGAAACAACATCTCTGTATTTCCTCCGTTTATCAGACTTGGTTTGTAGAAGCCTTTTATCCGGAGGCGACCGACAAAGACGTTGCCGGAATGTTTTCCCCAAAAACAAGCTGCCTGTGTGAAAACGCTTCACACAGGCAGCAGTATTCTTTCTGATGCTCTTATTCAAAAAACACTTCCATTCGTTTGCCTTTTTGTTGTGCATGCTCAGCGCATTTGCACATTACAAACTGGAAGTGATTTCATTAGTCAGGGTGGGAGTGATTTTAGCAGTTAGTTGTTAAACTATTAAACCAGCATGGTTTTCCGAGTGAGATGAATAGTGATTTCTTCAGTTAGTTGAATATAACGCGGCTTTTGAAAGGTCTTTCAGCTTTCTGTATAGAAAACCTGCTTTTTGTAACGAATTGAAAATGCTTATTTTAGTGTCGAATTGGTATTTGCGATTAACCACTCTTTAAAAATTGTGAATCAAATATTATTTTAAAATTTCAATTTATTAGGTGGAGACTCAATTTTATAGTTCGTTCCTTTTTCTATGGCCTTTTTTTATACTTAAGGTGAAGGAAACTGGGGAACGGAGTTGAAGCAATATGACAGTTAATTTCACTAAGGCAGAAAGGGTGCAAATCGGACGGCGAATCGCCGACGCCAGGGTTGCGAAGCGTCTCACGCAGGCGCAGGTCGCAGAATACTGCAATTGCACCACCAACCACATTAGTAATATCGAATGTGGCGAAGT